GATTTTTATTGAATCAGACCCGGCGGATTAGTGTGCGGGACTTATTTGGTAAACCCGTCGGAGGCCCAAAGTTTCTGTACGAGCTCCAGTTCAAAATGCTCGTAAAGAGAACCGAGCACGCATTCCTCGATAGTTTCACATAGATATTCTTTGTTCGGATTTTCGTTATGTTCACTCGCTTTTTTGTACCCACGGAGCACACCCTCGTTAATTGCTTGATTCAATATGACAAGGAACTTTGGTTTCATAATTTATAAAATAGTGAGTACAGTGACCTGCGCGGTAACTTGCGCGGTACCTGCTCGCTAAAGTATACCCTGACAGATCGCTGTTTGCATGCAAACCCGTCGATTTCCATGGGATTAGACGTGTCCCCTTGTAGGGTGAGCCCGAATTATGGAGCAAAAAAGTTAAATGGTCGGTTGATTGTTGACTCACTCATGGTTTTGGGTGCGTCTATGATTTGCGGCATAGGTTCTGGATCTTCACCCTCCACCGGAGTCGGATACACTATATTTGCTCTTGGTGTACCAGCAAACGCTCCAGTGCGCCATTCGATGAAGCAGACTTGTAGCTGGCCCACGGTATAGAGCGAGGCGCATTTAGACACCCAAACTTGTCCGCAAAGTAACCATAAACGCCATCCACTGCGCTTTCACAGCATCAAGCGCAGCACCATCAGCAGCAGCTTTCGCCGTCTCTTTTAACAGCAGCCGTTTTGCATACAGAGCATCCTCGGCATTGCGCCATGCTGCTGCTGTGGCTATCTGGCTATCTGCTGCCCATGTTGCGGTTTGCCCTTTAGCTGTTGCCCATGCTTGCACCTTAGGTGGTACGGTGCCGGTGTAACCTGCTGCTTTGTAGGCAGCGGATTGTTTCTCGGCGCTCTCGTACTGGCTGCCACGCTCGCCGATTACTGTGCGGATCAAGGCGTCGGCGTCGGCGTATATTTGGGCAATGAAGGCGGTTTTTTCTGCTGGGAACGCTGCAAGGCGCATCGCTTGATCCGCTGCGATCTCCTCTGGCGTTACCTCAATTACAGTTACCTCGCCGGTAACGCTGTTGTGTATTGCTTTTTTCATTAGGAGACTCCGTAAAGTGCGTATGTTCCAGCGTCGAAATTGCCAGCGCCGCTCCAAAGGAAACGCAGCGCGTTTATCCCCGAAGTTGACCTGTAGGAGCCGAGCAGTTCGGCTGCAGCAGTTCCTTCACTCAAACGGCTGCTGAACTTTGCGTGTGGGCCTGCTTGATAGCCAGTGATAACCAACACGCCCTCGGTTAGGTCCCCTGCTTGCTGAGCTGCGTACCGAACCATCGTAGCAGCAGTGGGTTCCGTTACCGTTCCAGTTTTCATCAACTCGCTTGGGTAGTTTCCCGCCGTGGTATCAAACGAGACCCCGTTGTCGGTGGACGCTTGCACCAGGAAGAACAATGGCCCGGCTGTGCATGAGACTCCAGTATATTGCAAAACAAGATAGGCGTAGGTTTGAACAATGCCCGTAATATCTAGCGTGGCGGCGGCTGGGAAGCTACCGGATGCAATTGTGGTGATGCCACCACCTCCTACCGTAGCAAATGACAACGTACCAGTGCCGTTAGTGCTTAATACCTGACCATTAGTTCCATCGCTCGCCGGTAATGTGAGCGTTACATTAGATGACACCGTGCTGGGTGCTTGGATAGCAATGTAATTGCTGCTATCGCCATCAGCAAAACGCAAATCCGACTGTGCATTAAGCGTTAAGTCACCTGTTAACGTGCCACCGGATAACGGTAATTTTAAAATAGCCGATGAAATTCCAGCATTTCCCGAAGCTAGTGCAGTTAATCCTGTACTAATTCCAGCATTACCCGAAGATAACGCAGTAGTCCCGACAACTAATGCGGCGTTACCAGATGCTTGCGCTGTTACTCCTGTGCTAATACCCGCGTTGCCACTAATTTGAGCGGAACCATCAATACCTAATTTATTACCTACGTAAATCAGACCACTAGGGGCCACTGCCAGCTCAACCGTACTCAGACTGTCACCTACAGGCAGTTCCGAAAACTGACCGCTGACAATAACTAAGGGTTTACGAACAGCCATTATCGTAAAAATCTAACTGTATTCTAGCCAATTTAAACCAAAAGAACAAGCGAAAAATTCAGAGGTGCCCACGCTGTTTGTAAGTTACTCCGGTTGTGTAGGCCAAACAACAGTGTCTGGAAAACCGCTTTGTGCTGGTACATCACGCAGGGTTTGGCGGTACGGCGCGTATTTATCTTTAATGACTTGAGGTGTATCTGCACCCTGAGTCCAATCAGTCGCAGCCAATTTGGCGTTGCGTTCTGTCCTGACTTCTGCTGCTTTGCGGTCATTAGCGCCAGCATCTAACGCTGCTTTTTTTGCATCGTATTCAGCTTGTTCTTCAGCTGTGTAGGGTATTTGATTCGTAACACCCGTAGTTACATTGTGTTCAATAGTAAACATGATTTGCCTTTAAATATAAGCTATGTTAATAGAGCCAGTGTCATATGTGGTTCCGCTCACTGTTACGCGTATTTGTGTCAGTATAGAAGGTAAAGTGACAATCCCAGTTATAAGCGTTGTCGCCTTATCATTTTGCGGATAAGAAAATGCACCCACTCCCACATATGTAAATGTTGAAGCGTTATAAAGTGTGAATGTCATTGCACCAGATATTTTAGTAGTTGAAGCAACATCTCCTCGCACCCGCCACGCATCAGTAAAACTATCTGAGGCGGCGCTGTTAGCAAGAAAATTCTCTTGAGTTACATAGCCAGTAGTAACAAAACCGCCAGAATCCCCTAGTTGTATAAATTTATTGACTGCTGCATTACTTTTAACTTGATAAAACATTAACACAATTTGTTTAGCCGTAGCAGGTATTCCAGTAATTGAAGTCGAACTACCAGAAACATTAACAGGAGTTCCAAACGTATAACCAGCAGAAACAGTTGCCCAAGTAGGCAAACCAGTCCCCGCACTTGTCAGCACTTGACCGTTAGTCCCCGCAGCGCCAGCTAAAGTTAATGCTGTTGTTAAATTAGCTGATGCAATAGTAGGTGCGGTAAGCGTTTTGTTTGTAAGGGTTTGGGTACCTGTAAGTGTGACGTCACCTTTTGAAGCCGCAAGAGTTAAGGCAGCATTACCTGAAGCTAGTGCAGTATTGGCAGTACTCTGAGCAACATTACCGCTCGCTTGTGCAGTTACTGCTGCACTAATACCCGCGTTACCACTAATTTGAGCAGAACCATCGATACCTAACTTAGTCCCTACATAAATAATACCACTAGGAGCCGCCGCCAGATCCAGCCCAACCGTACTGTCACCTACGGGCAATTCGGAAAAAAGCCCACTGACAATAACTAGTGGTTTACGAAAAGCCATGAGTTTAGAGTTCTAAATTCAGTATAGCTACCCTAAGTTAAAAGAGTCGGCGGTAATACTTCAACTTCGAGCTCGGTTGTACTAAGGGCTTTACCTAACGTTACTAAAGCCTGATATTGATCTGTGCCTGATGCAGTAATTGAGCCAGAAGCTGTCGTGTAGCGGGTAAGCTGCCCATTAAATTTAGATAAGTAGTAGTACTCGCCGGGTATTAACGCGGATTCTGCAGTAATATTTGCCGCAGATACAACAACAATATCGTCTAAATTGACGGCCACGCCGGAGGTTACTCCTGCTGAGGCTGCGGTAACGCCAATAGCTCCAAAGTTAAAAGCTGCAAGGCCGCTTAAAGCACTGGCAGAAAAAACTAATGCGCCACTGACATAAACGACTTGACCTTGAATTAAATTAGCACCCGCTGTAAACGTTCCTGTTGCGGGAAACGTAGTCGTTACACCAGCGCCATTTATTAGGTAAACCTCTGTGCCGCCAGGAGTAAATGAGGTGTATTTACGATTAAAAATTGCCCTGTTGGCCATAATAACGAGCTGGCAATTGATACCCTATAAGCATTCTAGCAAAAATAGAAACAAAAGTCTAATAATGTTGTTTATTTTAGAAACCTGGCTGCTCAGGCCAAATTACATTCCACGGAAATCCTTCTTGTTGCGGTACATTCCGCAATTCTTCGCGATAAGTTGCCCAGATGGTGCGATCTACTGGCGCATCAGGTAGTTGTGTCCAGTCGCAATCAGCTAGGCGTTTGTTGCGATCATCGCGCACTGACTTGCCTTGCTCAGTATCTTTACCAAAACAATACGCCTCGTACTGTTCTGCGGCGGTATGCACCACGCCGTCGGGATCGGTGTAGTCGGTGAATATTGGCCCAGCGATGTATTTAGTAAACCATTGGCCGTTGATCTCAACCACGCCGTCGCGTTGGCTGTATTGATATGGCGGAATGGTGGTGGCTTGCGGCCCTTCTAGCACCGGGTCATAACCAAAACTGTCGATAATCTCGGCAGTAAGTTGTTGCGGAAAGCTGGTGTTGCGGTTATCGGCGCGGAACTGCTGTTCGTTAACGACAGCTCCTGTGGTGCGGTTGCGGAGTTCCATGTCTAAGAAATTGCGAGGAAAATGTAGCTACCGCCATTTGCGTTAATGGCGGCAGGAGCGGTGGAGCTGATTTCAAAGCCAGAACTTAACGGGTCGATGTAATCGGTGCCAGTCACTTCGGCTGCGGTGCTATTTAATAAAAGGTAGCTGTCGTTACCGCTGATAATACCGCGAGCGGTATCCCATACATACCAGTCGCCTGTGCTGTCTGTACGCTTGATGAGCACAAACCGTGCACCTGCTGTAAAGCCGCAGTTGATCTGCAACGTGGTGCCAGTACCGGTGTAACTGCCTACTTTAGAAACACCAGCACAGGTCGCAAATAAGTAGGCAACATATGTGTCACCCGGGTTATTTGTTGCAAAAGCTGTACCCACAGTAAATACGCTATTTGTTGGCGTTGTATCGTTCCATAACGTTGAGTCAGCAGCAGAGGCTTGTGTCTGATTTATAAAAACTCGATTAGTATTACCTAGCGGAGCAGCATAAACAGCCCAATTATTGGCTGCATTTCTGCGTTTCACAATCAGAAACTCAGGCACTACCATTAGGTTATGACTAAACGTAGTTGCAACTCCCGTACCCGTGTAGCAAACCACGTCGAAGAAGCCGGGGGCGCGGCGGAAAACATAAGTGACTAACTGTTGGCCTAAGTTATTAAGTTGCTCAACCCCGTAGTCATGCAAAGCAAATCCACGAGAAAAACGGGTGCTGAATCTAGGGCCAGTGTTACTATCTTGGCTATCTGCCGATGTGTCATAAGTGCGAAGTTCGCTGTAAATTCCTCGCAACTTATCCATCAAAGATGCTGATGGGGTTGGAGTACTACCGCCAGAACTCCAATAAGTCATACTCATATCTACATCAAACCCTAGCGAAGAACTTATTGTTCTTGTTGCTGTACCGCTATTAGGGTCAGTTCCACTCGGGAAAGTTCCAGTTCCACTGTAAGTCAAAGGCTCGAACACACTTGTCCCCACGGTGGGGGTCTTCATCGGCCCGCGACGGATCGCGATGTAGATGTAGGTGTTGCCACTGCCGTTATACTCAGTATCAGTTGTAAGCAATTGAAAGCCAGTCGCTCTAACACCAACAAAATCAGTTGCAGTAGATTCCGCTGATGCACTATTGGGTTCAAGGGAAACGTTGGTAGAAACACCAAATCCTCTCATTGTGTCAACAAGGGCCCAGTCTCCGGTTCCTCCAGAAGCACGCTTGACAAGCAGCCACTGCGGCTCCCAACCCAGCGTCACCGTGGGTCCACTGGTGCTGCCGTTGCCCGTATAACTCCCACAACTCACCACATTATCCGTGCCAGCAGTACCAAACCCGCCTGCATCGTGCGCGAATAGGTAGGCTACGTAGGTTGCGCCAGAATCATTAACGCTTGCGTCAGTGCCTACGCTAAAGACTGCGGATGTGGGTGTTGTTGAGTTCCACCAAGTTGCACCTGTGGCTGCTGCTGCTGTGCTATTTAAAACAAGGTATTGCGTATTGGCAAGGCTGCGGTGGTAAACCGCCCAATTATAACCATACGTAGTTGTTC